ACAGTATTGCGGCTGGCACAATCACTACAGTCGGTACTGTGACAGCTGTGACAGCTGTGACATCTGTAACAAACGTGGCAGCTATTGGCGGTTTTGGGTACCAGCAATTTCAAGCGCCTTCGCAAACTGCATACAATACTGGCACGCTGCCATATTTAGTGAGCACATAGACATTATGTAAATTAACATTAGGAGAAATTATGGCACTAACTAATCGCATGAACAAAATTGTTAACTTGCCCAACTGGCAACAGCTGAATTTTAACCCAAACACCGCTGTGTCATCGGCGATTTCGGCTACGTGTTATCCTGACAATCCATTGTTTCACCCTGAATATAATCGCTTAATGAATTATCTGTTGGCAACCACTGGCTACTGGCAATATGACACTTGGACAGATTCATATCAGCAATTGTCCAGCCCACCAATCACGCCACTCACTTTTAGCTCATTGAAATTTGCAGGCGCATACGGCTTTGAAGGTAGAGTGCTGGCGGCAACGGCAAGCACCATTACTATCCCGCACTATAGCGGCGAGGCGCTAAAAGGGTTTGAGGTTCGCATTGTAAGCGGTACCGGGCGCGGACAGCAGCGCATGGTTACGGATGTTGCCCCAGCGGTGGTTGCAGACTCAGGTGTAGTGACTGCGGCAACTGCATTAGTGCTAACTGATTCTACAAAGGCATGGACAATAAACCAGTGGACAGGCTTTCAAGTTAGAATCACCTTCGGGTCGGGCATATCGCAGGTGCGAAGGATTCTGTATAACGATGCAACCAGCCTAACTTTTGTTGACGTAAACCGATATTCTGTAGACAATAATTGCAACCCGATGGCTCCATCACCAGCATTTGCTGCTACGGCTGGATCGCAAACCAATTACGCTATCGAAAGCGCGGTATGCACAGTAGAGAGCAACTGGGGAACTACTCCAGATGAAACTTCACGATTCCGTTTTTTAAGTGGCGCAGAAGTTTTATTATCAGGAGCGACCGCAGCGCCATTTTATACTTTGCAAGTACGTGATAAAATCAGCGATACATGGTATATTCGCACCGCAACCTCGAACTTGTTTCCAGCGGCAGGCACAGATGCCGCAATCGAGCGCACTACAGAAAACGCATCAATATGGGAAAACGGCATTGCGCTTGGTGCGCACACAACAACAACCTTGCAAAATACTGCTAGAACATGGCAAACCAACGCATTTGCAAATCGATGGGTGTTTATATACTCAGGCACTAACGAGGGTGAAATACGCCAAATAACCAGCAACACTGCCAACACTCTCACAGTATCATCCGCCTTTAGTGTCGCGCCAACGAACACCAGTCGCTATAGAATCCTCGGCTTTGATGCTGGTATTGCTACAAGCGGCACTGCGACCACGCTTGTTGATACCACAAAAACATGGACAACAAACCGCTGGAGCAACTACTTGTTGCGCGTGGTATCAGGCACAGGCCGTGGCCTTACTTGCCCGATACTGAGCAACACCGCCACCACATTAACGCTGTACAAGCCAATCGGCGCAACTCTTGATAGCACAAGTGTTTATAGTATTGAAGGTGACAAGGATAACATTTATATTTTTCTAGGCGGTGCGGCCACAGTAGCCGTGCATTCGCTAGAAGCGGATATGCCCGCGTTTGGGCGTGTGGTTGATGATGGCGTTACCTGCATCGGCTCGGCTAAATATGGTGATTTTCCTGCGGTGGCGATTACCTCGCTCACAGGCGCAAGCACCACAAAAACTGTGACAACAGCTATTCCACACGGCTTCAAAACGGGTTGGACTATCACCCACCGTGGCGACACTGGAGCAAGCGCTGTACAAAACAACATAAGTGCGGCCATAACTGTGACTGGTGCAAATACTTACACCTTCACAGCCGCAGGGTCATCAGCGGCAGCCACCTACACGGCACTTTCAACCACAGTGTTAGTTGACTCAACAAAGAGCTGGACGGTCAACGAGCATGCCAACCGTATATGCTATTTCTTAACCACTGCCCCAGCTATAGCAACGGGTCTTTCGACCATGGTAGCAATGGAAATCGCTTCCAACACCGCCACCACGCTGACGTTTAAAACCGCTACCACAGCACCAGTCAACGCGACAAGCCGTTACCTGATTTGCAATCGTCCTGCCATTGGCGCTTTAGATTCAGGCATTGCAACAGGCACGCAATCCACAACTACTTTGCAAGATACTTCCAAATCATGGGTAGTCAATCAATGGGCAGGCCGACGTTTGAAAATGTTATCGGGCACAGGTCAAGGCATTGAAATTGTGATTGCTTCAAATACTTCCAACACTTTGACATTTGTTGCTACAACAGCACCAGTGGCATCTAGCACCAGCTACTCTATTTTAGGAGCAACGGTTAAAGGCGCAGGCATAAACCCTTGTTGGGGTTATGGAGTAAGTGAAACTGAAAGAGCAGGCCGCAATATATTGATACCACGTGGCGGCGGCGTTCAAGGCTTTGATTCGCTAGACTTAACAAACGACCAGTGGACGTTGCTATCTACCTCGCCGCAGATTGAAACGCTGACGACGGGAACGATGACTGCGTACGATGGGGCGGACAGGTTCTATTTTACCAAAGATGCCACCATGCGATTCTACTACCTCGACCTCATAACCAACCGTATTTTCGGGGCGGGTATTGCCCCCATCACGGCGGCTGGAACTGCAACCATAGGCAACCGCATGGAGATTTTCGAAACGGAGGATGGTTTGAAATATCTTTGGGCGAACCGACATTCAAACGCTGATAACTTCCGTGTCTTTTTACATTGGTAGGGGGATATGAAACTAGATGAAATTATACTAATTTTGAATAACTATATCCGGACGCTAGAAACCGCTAAAGGCGTGGCGTATGGGAATGGTGATTTAGAAAGCTACAGTCAAATCGAAGCAAAAATTCTCGAAACTCAGGTCGCTATTGGAGGCTTACTTGAACAATAGGCTTTTGATAGACGATAAGCATGATATCAACGTCGATTGTTATAAGGCAGCAACCGAAAAACTTGCGCAAGAAATGGCAGGCAAATAATGCTGCTCGTCTTGCATCAACTTTTCTGGGGCGCAACACCACCTGCACCAACACAGCGCGGCACAGGCGGGCAAGCGCGTTTCACAATCGGCTCATTATTAATGGCGAACTAATGCTTTTAGCTCTGTGGTCTGGTTTTTGGGATTGGGGTGGCGACACCACAGAGGAAATTTACGGCGATTCGACGCTGCACTCATACGACCTTTACCTTGAGAAGGAAAAGCAGCGCAAGATTAAGGCGAAGCAAGAAGAAATTATAGCCCTACGGTTAGAGGCTCAAGAGAATTTAATTAAGAAGCGCGAACTTGAGGCGGCAGCGGAAAAGCAAAACACCCGCCAGCTTCAAGCAACAATACGCCGCGAATCTGAAATTAATAAGGAATTGCTCGCTATGTTAACACAGCTTAGCGAGCTTGAACGACAATTCAATATGCGCCGCGCTCAAGAGGAGGAGCTTATTGTTTTGATGCTGGCATTGCCATTCGGAAGTTTGGCCGTGCATTAATTAACGCTTGCAACTTAAAAGGAATGTGTTTATATGGATATACAGGCAGTAATCGCTGAGGCGCAAACAAGCGCAGAAGCAGCGAATATCGAGGCACAGGCGGAAACAACCGCATTAGAAGCCGAGAAAACAGTAGCCGAATCAACAGCTAAAGAAGGCGAAGATGTAAAAGAGGATTTGTCAAAAAAGACAGATGCCGAACTTACTGCTGAGCAACTTGCTAAACGCGAACGCAATCGTCAATCGCACCTTAACCGCCAACTGGCTAAGATGCGCCGCGAAAACCGTGACCTTAAAGAGTTAGCGCAGAAATTTTCGCAGTCACAAGCTGCCACGCCAACGCCAGAACAGGGCGGCGCACCACAACCACCCAACGAAGATAATTACCAGACTTGGGATGAGTTCCGTGTTGCTGAACGCAAGTATTATGAAGATTTGGCGGATTGGAAAATTGAACAACGATTAAACGCCAGAGATAACAAGGCGGCTGAATCAACGAAAGAGCAGCAAGTAAACGAGTATAAAGCCGAGAGATTAAACGAACACGCAAGCCGTGAGGTTGAATTTGCAAAGCAAGTGCCTGATTACGAATCTACTGTTTACGGTGATTACGCTGATTTCATGAACAACCTACCGCTTCCCGTTGCGGAAGCCCTACTTGAGGCGGATAACGCTAGTTTAGCGCTTTACGCATTAGCCAAAGAGGGAATCCTAGAGCAACTCGAAGATATGTCGCCCTACCGCGTTTCTATTGAAATAGGCAAGGCTGAGGTTCGCGGTGAAAAATACCTTGTTAAGGACACGGCAACAAGCGCTCCCCCACCTGTGGAAGCGGCAAGAGGTACGGCTTCACCAAGCAAATCTCTAGCCGATATGCCGATGGATGAGCTTTTATCAAAATTTAGAAATAGATAAGGAATCTAATCATGGCTAACAATACTATTAACACCGTCAAAAATAATGCTGGCATTATCGCTAAGATGATGGCCGGTGAATTAGTTGACAACCTGCAATTCTGCAATGCTATCGGCAAAGCAGACGCAAGCGACTATAAAGGTAAAAACGGCTATTCGGCTGGCGATACCGTCTACATCAACAAGCCTGCACGCCCTGAAGTTAGCACCTCTGGCTTTGACATTACGTCAAGCATTGGCTCGCTGGCTGAAGAAAAAGTCGCAATGCCTCTCGATATTACCGCAACCGCTAGCTTCGACCTTGATTCGCAAGAACTGGCATCGACGGTTAACCTTGAAAGCGTTTACAACCGTTTCGTAAAGCCATACGCACACGGCATGGCACAGGTTATCGAGCAAACCTATCTGAACCGCGCAGTTACCAACACTGCAAACTTCGTAGGTACGCCCGGCTCGACCTCGTTTAGCACCTCGCTGATGCTTTCGGCTGGCGTTAAACAGCAAGAGTTTCTGGCTCCTCAGGATGGCGAAAACTACGCCCTTCTGTCGCCTAAGGCTCAAGCCTCGGCACTGGATAACCGCAAATCGTTTGTGCAAGCAAGCGACGAGCTGGCGAAACAGTACAAGCGCGGCCTGATGGGTACCGCTGATGGTTTTACCTACCTGAGCAACAACCTGCTGCCACGCATCACTAACGGTGCTGACGTATCGGGATTTGCTGTTGAGGCTTCGGTTGTTGCTATTTCTAACGGTATGGCAACCCTCGGTATCGACGGCGTGACTTCGGGCGCAACGATTCCTGCTGGCACTGTGTTTAGCATTGCAGGCGTTAATGCCGTACACCCACAAACCAAAGTAGACTTGGGCTACGAGCAACAGTTCGTTGTAACCGCTGCTGTTACTGAAACTGCTGGCAACAGCGTCACGCTGCAAATCAGCCCTGCAATCTACTACACTACCACCGATTCGCGCCAGAACGTAAGCGCCGCCCCAGCTGATGAGGCTGCGCTCACGATTT